GATAACAGATATTGGTGTACATGATCTTAAGATATCAGAAACATTTATAACTGATATTGAAAATATAGATATAGCTGAGGGTATAAAAGATACAGGTGATTTATTAAGTGCATATATAGATGCCCTTGATACACAGTTAGACCGTGAAGTTATTAAGAATATTGTGCATAAATTATATACTAATGCACAATCTTTGGAGATACAATAATGATAATATTCCATACATTGAAATGGACTAACTTCTTATCTACTGGTAATGATACAACTACAGTACAACTTGATAGATCACCATCTACACTAATTGTAGGTCATAATGGATCAGGTAAGTCAACAATGATTGATGCCTTATCATTTGCACTCTTTTCTAAACCACATAGATCTGTTAAGAAAGCACAGTTAATTAATACTATTAATCAGAAAGCATGTGAAGTATCGATTGAGTTCTCTATAGGTTCACATTATTATAAGATTATACGAGGACTAAAACCTAATAAGTTTGAGATATACATTGATAATAAGATGATAAATCAATCATCTACTGTTAGAGATTATCAGTCGTATTTAGAACAGAATATACTTAAACTCAATCATAAATCATTTCATCAAATTGTTGTTCTAGGAGCTTCATCGTTTGTACCTTTTATGCAACTTAACTCATCTCATCGTAGAGATGTTATAGAAGATGTATTGGATATACAGGTATTCGGGGTAATGAATAACCTACTTAAAGCAGACATTTCTAAGATCAAAGAAGATCTAAAGAATGTTGATTCTACTATTAGTTCTACAACAACTTCGATTAATATGCAAAAAAGGCATATCCGAGAGATGCAAGTTCTAAATGAATCCCATATACATAAGAAGCGGAAAGAGTTGGGCTTAATCGAAGAAAAGATAAGGATACTAGAAACCAAAAATAAAAACTTGACAAATGGGTTAGAATATAGTATAATAGACATATCAAAAGAATTAAGTGTATTAGGTGAAAAAAATAATGAGCTTCGTAAGTTTGATGTAGGTATTCAGAATGGTATTAAACGTATTGTTAAGGAGTCTAAGTTCTATGAAGAGAATGATAATTGTCCTACTTGTAAACAAGATATAGATGCTATATTTAAAGAATCACAGTTATGTATAACTAAAGAAAAGGCAATAGAACTCAAAGAGGGTTTGACTAAATGTAAGATAGCACTGATTGATTCTAATGAAAACTATATTATGATTGAGTCAGAGTTAAAGAAGTTACAGGAGAAACAAGCTAACGTAACTCTTAATAATGGTATATTAGTATCATATAGATCGACTAAAGATACTTTATTATCTGATATATCTGATCTTCATAATGTGGATTCTGCAGAGAATGATGATGCGTCTTTATTTAATGCCAATTCAGAACTTTCTGTATTAACTGAGTCACTTCAGATATGTATGAGGAATCGTGTAGATCTTGGTGAACAGAACAATTATAACTCGGTGATATATGAAGTGTTAAAGGATACAGGTATTAAGACACAAATCATTAAACAATACTTACCAATGATTAACCAAATGATTAATCAGTATCTACAAATAATGGATTTCTATGTGTCGTTTTACTTAGATGAATCATTTTCTGAAACTATTAAGTCAAGGCATAGGGATATCTTTTCATATGATTCGTTTTCTGAGGGAGAGAAAATGAAGATTGATCTAGCTATATTATTCACATGGCGTGAAGTGGCTAGAGTAAAGAACTCAATGTCTACTAACTTATTGATATTAGATGAAACGTTTGATTCATCTTTAGATCCAGATGGTATTGAGAACCTTATTAAGATTCTAATCACAATGTCTGATTGTAATCTATTTGTTATATCACATAAAGGAGAGATATTAGAGAATAAGTTTAGAAGCAAGATTGAGTTTAGAAAAAGTGGTAATTTCTCAAAAATCATTTGACTTTACCGTATAAATAGTGTATAATAGTGGGAAGTAAACATAAATAATAACGTGAGGATTTGTAATGAAATTAACTGAGAATACATTGAATGTATTAAATAACTATGCTACGATTAATCCAAATATCGTAATTAAACAAGGTAATGTGTTAGAAACGGTATCTGGTGCTAAGAACATCATGGCAACAGCTACAGTAGATACTACATTCCCTTCAGACTTTGGCATCTATGATCTTAATGAATTCATAAATGCTATTGATATGATCGATAACCCTGAATTTTTATATGAAAACGGGAATAAGTCGGTTATTATTAGAAGCGAAGACAAGACACAATCTATTAAGTATTTCTTTTCTAAACCTGAGATTCTAGTATCACCATCCAAGCCTATTGATATGCCTGTATGTGAATTAGAGTTTGAGTTAAAAGAAACAGATATAAATAATATTAAACGTGCCGCGGCAACGTTTCGTTCGGATACACTTGTTGTTACACCAGATAATGGGGAATTAGTTTTGTCTGTCACAGATATTGAGGATAAAACGTCTAACTCGTATTCAATTAGGGTTAGTCCAAGTAAATATCCAGAAAATGATTTTAGATTTGTATTTCAAATCTCTAATTTTAAATTCATCTCTGGAGACCTAGATGTTCGGATTTCATCTAAACTAATCGGCGAATTCGCGATTAAGAATACAGAATCTAAATATTGGGTTGCCCTTGAGAAATCATCTACATTTAACAAATAGGAAATAAAATGGCTGAAGAAACAGTAGTAACAACAGAAACACCAGAAACACCACCAGTTCAATTAAGCTTGAATGAGATCGCAGGTGCTGTAAAAGTAATTGATATTTGTTCTGAAAGAGGAGCATTTAAAGGACCTGAACTAGCAGAAGTAGGAGCTCTTCGGGGACAATTGGCAAACTTTTTGCAAGCAAATACTCCACAGCAACCAGCACCTGAAGGTGAAGCAACAGTAGCAACGGGTGATCCGGCAGCAGCAGCACCTGTCGCTTCGTAATTATGTTTGATTTCGGTTTTACGGCGGTTGATGAAGAGGAACTTGAGAGCTTTAAAACCCTCAAGTCTTCTAAAGATGAAGCTGTTAAGATACAGTCGGAACGTCTACATGAATCAGATGAACGACTGAATAATCTTTACAATGCAATACTACCTCTATTGTCTAATCTGAAAGCTAATCCGGATAAAGATTACATCTACTGGCCTAATAGAACCGAAAAGGTAGAAGAATTTGAAGATATAATTGCAAAGATTATTAAATAATAGTACTTGACATTATTGTAGAGGTAGTGTATAATATACTATAATAGTTGAATAAAGGATATATATAATGAGTAATGATAATGAATTTCTGTGGTGTGAGAAATACAGACCACAGAAGATAAGTGATACAATTCTACCCGATTCGCTGAAATCTGTATTTACCAATATCGTCAAAACCGGTGAACTTCCTAATCTGTTGTTCACGGGTTCTGCTGGTGTTGGTAAAACTACAGTAGCTAAAGCACTTTGTGAAGAGATGGGTTTAGACTATATCGTTGTCAATGGATCTGATGAAGGTCGTAGAATTGATGAGTTAAGAGGTAAGATTAGGCAATTCGCATCTTCTGTATCTCTTGCAGGTGGACATAAAGTTGTTATTCTTGATGAGGCTGATTATCTTAATCCACAATCTGTACAGCCAGCACTTCGTTTCTATATAGAAGAGTTTTCTGATAATTGTAGATTTATCTTGACAGGTAACTTTAAGAATAGAATCATCGAACCTATTCATTCAAGATGTTCTAATATTGACTTTACTATTCCTAAGAATCAAAAGCCAGCAATTGCATCTCAGTTCTTTAATAGGATTAAAGATATCTTAGCTAATGAATCGGTAACCTATGATGAGAAAGCATTAGTGTCTGTAACACAAAAGTTCTTTCCTGATTTCCGTAGAACATTAAATGAACTACAGAAATATGCTATCTCTGGGTCTGACACTATTGATGCTGGTATCTTAACTGAAGTAGGTGATGTGGATATCTCGGATCTAATGAAGTATCTTAAAGCAAAAGACTTCTCACAGATGCGTAAATGGGTTGTTAATAATATCGATCAGGATACCCCTGTGATCATTCGTAAGCTGTATAATACAATGTCAGATTATATTAAACCACAAACAATACCAGCTGCTATTCTTATCTTAGCTGAGTATCAATTCAAAGATGCGTGGGTTGCTGATAAAGAGTTGAATATGGTGGCATGTCTTACTGAAGTAATGAGTACGGTTGAATTCAAATGAAACTCTTTGATTATGTGAGTTCAATCAACTTTACTAAGAAAGATATTATGATTGATGATGTGACTGAAGCTGTGTATAATCCATTTGTTATCAATAGGTCATTATCTTACTTTGAAGATACTGTTATGTTAGCGAATGAGATGAATATCAACCATCATATCGATTCACGTTTACAATATGATTTCCTTATAAATACAATTAGAAAGTGTAAAAGATTTTCTAAATGGGCTAAACCTGATAATATAGAAACAATAACTGCTATAATGGAATACTATAAATATTCCGAAGAGAAAGCAAAAGCAGTACTGTCCCTGTTAGGTGATGATGAAATTATAAGAATAAAGGAAACGGTGAGCAAAGGTGGAATTAGAAAATAATGAGATTGTGGAATGGACACCAGAGATTATGTTGGAAGTCCGTCTAAACGAACCAGATGACTTCTTAAAAGTCAAAGAAACACTTACAAGAATTGGTATACCATCTAACCCTTCTAAGGGTAATATATTAAGCCAATCTTGTCATATATTACATAAACAAGGTAGATATTTTATTGTGCATTTTAAAGAATTATTCATTCTTGATGGCATCTTA